AGACCGAGGCCGCTGCGGCGGACAAGGACGCCTCGCCGTCGCGCTGGTCGTGTTCATCGTGAGGCGCTGACATGCAGACAGCAGATCCGTTCCGCGGTATCGGTGGCGAACACCCGTTCGCTGACGCCAACGTCGGCTGGACGCACGCCATCCCCAGTTCGGGAGGCGGGTTCGTCCATTGGGACGGCTCCACCTTCAACTCGGGAGCCACGGCCGCCGAGGCCGAGGGCGCAGAACCCGTTGCAGACCCCGCTGCAGAGCCGGTGGCAGAGCCGGAGACGTCAGCCGTCGTGCCGGCCGCCCCCGAAGTCACCCCCCCTACCGCGCCGGCCGCGGAGCCGGCTACACCGTCCGCTCCATCGGCTCCTGAGGCGGCTCCAGTGATTGCGGCTCCGGCCGCTCCGCCAGTCGCGTCGCCGGCCGAGGCCGAAGCCGCTGCGCTGCTCGCCGACGCTAAGGCTCGCGAGGCTGCCGACGCGGCCGAGGTTGCCGCGCTGGAGGCGTCGGTCCCGCCGATCGCCTGACGCGGGCGAGGACGTCCGCGAGCGGCTCGCAGGCGTGCTCCACGCTGACGCAGGCGCACGTGCGCCTGGCCAGCATGGTCGCCTTCTGCTTCGCGTTCACCGGACCCGCTGCGGGTAGTCGCGCATCGTCGGCGGCTCGACCTCCGACGCCGCCGGTCCGTAGTACTCGGCCAGCGTGAGCTCGCCGCGGCGCTCCAGCAGGTGCTCGTATGTATGCAGGGCCAGCGCGAGCGACTGTGCCGACACGTCGGTGGCCACGATCCACTGGCAGTTCCATTCGAAGCAGGGATTGTTGATCGCCTCTAGGATCGCTCGGTCCGTCTGGGCGTTGTCGTAGCTGTCGGTCTCGACCGCCCCTTCCGCGCGGCCTTGCGGTCGGCCTTGCGATTGGCCTTTACGCCTTTCTTGCCGTCGTCGGCGTCCTGGCGAGCGATGACCGCGGCGTGGTGCTCGGCGCCGATCGTGGCGAACGACTTGTAGGTGCCGGCAGCCTCTTTCGCGGCGAGCGTTTCGCGAACCGAGCGATGGGAGCCGTCGGCGTTGTAGTCCAAGCGGCCGGCGGCCGCGAGGCGTTGACCGCGCTCCAGCTGCTCCTCCTGGGTCCTATGAAACCAGCTCATATCGGGTCCTCCGTAGTCGATGCGCCCGGGATTGCCGGGTCGCGGTCTGGCGTGGTGTAGCCGCGCGCTGCGGCGATCGGGTGCTGCTCGGCCCAGGCCGCCCAACGGGCGACCTCGGCGTTGCTGCGTCGGTGCAGGTCGGTGGCGATCTGGCGCTCGACCTCGCGCAGACGGTCGGCGGTCATCGTGGCGAGACGGTGCAGAAGTTGAACGTGATGCCGTCGCGGGTGAAGTGCCCGTCGGTGCAGGTACCGGCGAGGTCGTTGGCCGCGTTGCCGGCGATCGTGGTGCCCGCGACGTGCGGTGCGGCGGCCGGCGTCGAGAATACGGCGGCGGCTCCGGTGAAGGCGATCGCCGCGCTACCGGCGAGGGCGAGGGTGGTGAGGCGGTTCATCTGAGGGCTCCTACGGGGTTGTTGATAGGATGAGTGTAGCGCACCGCTAGGCGCTGTGCCACCCTTCGCCAGATTGTTACATCGCGGCGCAAGAGATCAGCCCGACGCGTTACAATAGTCATCTCATCAACCGCCGCCACTGGAGACACCGTATGATTCGACCGACACAGCACGCTCGCCGCCACGCGGCCTACCTCGCCGCCGCCGCCGTGGCGCTCGGCTCCGCATCGTTCATCGTTGGCGGCCAGAGCCTGACCGCTAGCGCTCATCACGTCACGTCGGTCAGCGTCGAATGTAACGCCGACGGCGGCGTCGCAACCGTCAACGTCGCTGGCTGGACCGGAGACGTCATCCTGAGCACCGGTGCCGAGGGCACACCACTCCCGCCCGGAGGTAACGGACACGTCACGTTCACCGGTCTCGCCAACGGGACGTACCACCTGTACCGCGAGCCTGACGAGATCGACGTGGCCGGCAAGGAGAATTTGAGTGGCGACAACTCTGGCCAGCAGACGTTCGTCGTGAACTGCGAGGAGCAGACGCCTTCGCCGACCCCGACCGCGACGCCGACGCCTACACCGTCCGAGACGCCGACACCTACGTCCACGCCGACGCCGACGCCTGTCGTGCCTACACCTGCGCCTACACCCGCTACGCCGGACGTGGTGCCACCCCCCGTTCCAGACACTGGCGGTGGCGTCGGCCGCGGCTGAGCGCAGCCGTCCCGCTCCGTGCGATAAGATACTATGGATGGCCAAGACGGGACCGACGCCGACCCCCGGTGCGGACGCGCGCCGGCGGGTCGCGTCCCCGCAGTCACAGCATGACCGTGTGCAGCTCCCGGAGGCGCCCGAGCGATGGGGGCTGGGCGTAGAGGCGGCATATGAGGCGTACCGCGAGAGCGAAGCTGCTGGCCTCCTCCGCGAGGAAGACCTGGCGGCGGTCGCGCGGCTATTCGACCGGCTCGACCAGCTGGCTCGGATGGAGGCCAGCCTACCGGAGGACGCGGCCGACCTGCTGAAGGCGATGCAGGCGATCCGGCTCCTGGATGGGATGATCGCCCGCCAGATGTCGGAGCTCGGGATCGGCCCGCTGGCCCGCACGCGGCTCGGGCTCGGCGGACAGCCGAGGGTGGCCAACGAGCTGGATGAGTTCATGGCGGAGCGTGACTGATGCCGTTTCAGAAGGGCAATACCTTCGGCGCCGGTTAGGTCCGCACGGAGGCGGTGCGGGAGAGGATCGCCGCGGCGCAGCGAGGCCGCGTCTTCAGCGCCGAACAGCGCGCCCGAATGTCGGCGTCGGCAATCCTCCGAACTGGACGCGGCCATAGCGTGGCGACGCGCGCTAAGATGTCAGAGAGCCTGCGAGTTCGCCATGCGCGCGACCGTAAGACACCCTACGATCCTGATGACGTGAGTACCTGGAACGGCGCGGAGAGACGTCAGTTCAAGCTCGGCCGAACGTGCGAGTGGCCCGGTGGATGCGGCTACCGTGGGTGGCCCAACCTCGATCACGATCACCGCACGGGACGACCGCGTGGCGTCCTATGTGGCTTCCACAACCGGCGTGTGCTGGGATTTTATGAAAAGTACGCCGCTGAGGCCGAGGAGTATCTAGCCCGCTTTCGGTAGGGGTACAGTCGGAGGGTGGTTGACGCCCAGGCGGTGCCGTCCGACGGGTATCGTGTCATTCGGTTCATCGAAAAGTTCTGTCGCCTAACCAAGGGTAAGCGAGCGGGTGAGCTGATCTCGCTTTTTGACTTTCAACGTGAGCTGATTACCGGCCTGTACGCTGTCGATCCAGTCACCGGGCGCCGCCTGTACCCTCGCGGGTTGATCGGCATGCCGCGTAAGAATGGCAAGAGCATGATCGGCGCGGCGCTGGCGTTGTACGGGTTGGCGTTCGACGGGGAGAACGGCGCTGAGGTGTACTCAGTCGCCGGTGCCGCTCTACAGGCGAGGATAGTGTTCACAGAGGCTCGCCGAATGGTCCAGCTTTCGCCCGACCTATCGCGCGTTCTCACCGTGTATCGCAACGAGATCGTGCACAAGCCGTCGGGGAGCGTTTACAGGGCCATTTCGGCCGAGGCTTATTCGGCGGAGGGCCTCAACCCATCACTCGTGATCTTTGACGAGGTACACGTACAACCAGATGAGTCACTTTGGAACGTGATGAGCCTCGGGTCTGCCGCCCGTGATCAGCCACTCATCCTCGGGATCACGACGGCCGGATGGGACATGAATACATTGTGCGGACGTCTCTACCAAATGGGTCGGGCCGGGCAAACGCCGGGGTTCTACTTCAAGTGGTGGGAGCCGGCAGACCCCGCGTGCGACTATCGCGACCCCGCCGTCTGGCGCGAGACCAACCCCGGCCTGGTCGCCGGGTTCCTGCGCGAAGATGACTTCGTGACCGCGGTGGAGCAATCGACCGAGAACACCGTCAGGAGATATCGCCTGAACCAGTTCACGTCTAGCACGGAGCGCGCGCTGCCGTTCGGCGTTTGGGACGGGCTGGCCGATCCGGGTCGCGAGCTCCTCGCCGGAGAGGACATCGCCTTTGGCTTTGACGGATCGTTCAACGGGGACAGCACGGCGCTGGTCGCCTGCACGGCCGATGGCTGGCTGCACGTCCTCGGCGCCTGGGAGCATGACGGCACCGCCGACTGGAAGGTGGACATCGCCGAGGTGGAGGCGACTATCCGCGAGATGGCGACCAAGTACCGGCCGCGGGAGATCGCGATGGATCCTTTCCGGTGGTCGCGCACGATGGAGGCGCTGGAGGCGGAGGGCTTGCCTATCGTCGCCTGGCCGACCACCTCGGCCGTCCGCATGGTGCCGGCCTGGCAGCGGTTCTATGACGGCTGCATGCAGGCGAGCTCGGAGCAGCGGGTGTCCCACGACGGCTCGGAGGCGCTGGCTCGGCACGTGAGCAACATGATCGTCAAGACGGATCGGCTTGGCCCTCGCGTCGTCAAGGAGCACAAGGGCTCGCCCAAGCACATCGACCTCGCCATCGCCGCGATCATCGCTCACGACCGCGCGACGCGGCCGGGTGAGGTCGATCCTCCGCCCAACGTGTTCTGACGGGGTACGATCCAGGCGATGGGATGGTTCATGGACGGGCTGAGGAACGGCTTGGCCGGCACCGAGAGCCGCGCCTCGCTGAACAACCCGAGTGTGCCGCTTTCCTCCGACAGCATCGTGGCGATCCTCGGCACCGGGTTCACGACCGATTCCGGGGTCAACGTCGGCGAGACCAACGCGATGCGGTTCACCGCGGTCTATCGCGCCGTTCAGGTGATCGCCGGGACCATCGCCGGCCTACCGCTCAACGTCTTTGAGGACACTCCGGACACCATTGACCGTACCCGCGTCCCGGTCCAGGTGCTCCAGCAGCCTTACCCGGACCTCACATCGTATGAGTTCTGGGAGCTGATCCTGACCCACCTACTCCTCTGGGGCAATGCCTTCTGCTTGAAGGTATACAACGAGCTCGGGGATCAGGTGGTGCGCCTCATGCCGCTGCTGCCGTTCGACGTGCAGCCGATGCGCCAGCTACTCCCGAATGGGACTGCCTACGGCCCAAAGGTGTACGCGATGTCGACGCGGGTCGGCGGAGGTTATCTGACCGATGAGGAGATCCTGCACTTTCCCGGCCTGGGCTATGACGGTATCAAGGGGTTGAGCCCGATCGCCATGTGCCGCCAGTCGATCGGCCTCGGCATCGCCGCAGAGGAAGCCGCGGCGCGGCTGTACGGCTCCGGCTCGCTCCTCGGCGGCGTCCTCCAGACGGAGCAGCGCCTGGAGCAGCCGCAGGCGGATGCCATCAAGCTCCGCTGGCGCGAGCGCGTCGCCGGCCTCGCGCGCGCCCATGAGATCGCGGTGCTGGACGCCGGCCTCAAGTTCGTGCCGGTCTCGATCCCGCCGGAGCAGGCGCAGTTCCTCCAGTCCCGCCAGTTCCAGCTCGGCGAGGTCGCCCGTATCTACGGGGTGCCGCCGCACCTCCTGATGGATCTCGACAAGACCAGCTCGTGGGGGCAGGGCGTCGCGGAGCAGTCACTTGGGTTCATCCGCTACACCCTCAGCTTCTGGCTCAAGCGACTGGAGGGGCGGCTCAACTTCGGCGTCCTACCGGCGAATCAGCACGCTGAATTTGACTTCCAGGGCCTCCTCCGCGGAGATACGGCCGCCCGCTATGCCGCCTATAACGCGGCGCTCGCCGGCGGCTGGATGAACGCTAATGAGGTCCGCGCAGCCGAGGGCCTGGCCAAGGGGCCTGCCGAGCTCGACGCCTTCAACCAGTCGATCGCTCCGCTGAAGGCGCCGGCCAGCCTGGAC